GGAACCTTCGTCGGTCCGCAGAACATCGGCAAGACAACATGGTTCCAGAGGCTTGCACCGCCTGAGCTTGACGTCATCCTGACCGGACACACTTTGGACCTGAAGTCGAAGGACTCAATCTTTATCGTCCTGACCTACTGGGTCGTGGAGCTGGGCGAGCTTGATGCCACGTTCCAGAAAAGCGTCATCTCGGCATTGAAGGCTTTCATCACCCAGCTAGTAGACAAGATTCGTCGACCGTATGCAGCAGTCGAGTCGTGCTTCGGTCGTCGCACTGTGTTCGGGGGAAGCGTGAACGAGCCTTGGTTTTTAGGCGATAAGACCGGGAGTCGGCGTATTTTAACCGTGCCTGCTGATGGGTTCATACTTGATGGGGAGCTCGACATGCAGCAAGTTTGGGCTGAATTCCAAGTCATCTGGGCAGCCGGCGAAAGCTTCAATCTGTCGATGGAAGACGTCGCAGAACTTGCAATTCACAACGAAGATTTCACCGTAATTGACCCCATTGAAGAGCGTTTAGGGGCCGGATTTGATTGGGGTAATGAGGGTAATGGGTGGGAATGGATCACCGCAACAGAGGCTTTAATGCGTGTTGGGATCAAGGACCCGACCAAAAGCGATACGATTTCGGCTGGTTTTGCGTTGAGAAAATTAAATGGGAACCGAGCACGAAAATCCAACGGTCGTCATTTGATTGCTGTTCCAGCAACTTTCGTTGAAAATGCAGGGTAAGGGGGTAATGTACAGGGTAACCATTGAAAAAGGTTACCCTGTCCAAAACCGTTGCCAGTCATATGTTATAGCCTAGTAGGGTAATAAGGGTAATCTACTTTTTATATATTATAGAGATAGATATATATAAATAAATATATATAGTTATCCTATATATGTATAGAACGGCCCTCCCGTACACCCTTATACCCTGTGTATCAAAATGACAATACTTGAGAGTAGGCTGGAAAAGAGGTTGCGTGACCGGGTTAAGAAGGCCGGCGGGCTGGCTTTGAAGTGGGTCTCACCGAGCTTTTCGGGGGTCCCGGATCGGATCGTGTTCTTGCCAGAAGGCAAGATCATTTTTGTTGAAATGAAAGCACCCGGCAAGAAAGCCACAGCATTGCAAAATAAGGTTCATGCAATGTTGATAAGTTTAGGGGCTGACGTACGTACAATTGACTCAGAGGAAAAGATCGATGGAATTTTTACCAAGGGCATACCAGCAGCAGGCGATTGACAGGATGCTGGCGACACCGTACCAGTTGCTGGCTTTGAGGATGGGTGCAGGGAAGACGGTTGTCAGTTTGACAGTCATCGATAAGTTGAAATGCAAGACTTTGGTAGTTGCCCCGCTGAGGGTCTCAGAGCTCGTGTGGGCTGCCGAAGCTGCGAAGTGGTACCACACTAGCCACTTGGTCGTTTCGAAGGTTTTGGGGCCCATCTCGCAACGATTAGAGGCATTGGAGAGGGAGGCGGACGTGTATATCGTGAACCGCGAAAACTTTCCGTGGTTGGTTGAGCAGTTTGGCAGGTGGTTTCCGTTCGAGTGCGTGATTATTGACGAGAACCGGGGCTTCAAAGACCGTGCAAGCAAGAGCTGGAAAGCGTTAAATTCTGTCAGGCAGTACATCAAACACCTGTACATGCTGACCGGTACACCGACACCGAACAGCCTGCTTGAGTTGTGGGCCCAGATCAGCGTGATGGATGGCGGCAGGAGGCTGGAGAAGGGGATCGGCAGGTACCGTGAAAAGTATTTTAATCCTGACAAACGCAACGGCAGCATCATCTATTCGTGGAAGCTGAAACCCGGTGCCGATAAGGCAATTTATGCGGCAGTGTCTGACGTGATGCTGTCAATCGACAGCGACATTGAGATGCCTGAGAGGATTGACAACAATATCTCGGTGACTTTTGACATGGACCGCTATCACGAGCTCGAGCATACGCTAGTCAGTGATGCCATTTACGCGGTCAACCCGGCGGTCTTGGCAGGTAAGCTGGCACAGATGGCCAACGGGGCAGTGTACGACGACACAAGGGGGGTGCATGAGATACACGACTCGAAGCTAAACGCCTTGGAAGAGATCGTTGATCAGGGTGAGCCCGTGCTTTGCTTTACCAGCTACCAGCACGATCAGGCGAGGATTATCAAAAGGTTCCCGGACGCTGTCGTGTTCGACGGTGCGCCAAGCTTCGAGAAGTGGAAGGCCGGGAAGGTGAAGCTGCTTTTGATGCACCCGGCTTCAGGCGGTCACGGTGTGGATGGTCTGCAGTTGGGAGGGAATGTTGCGGTATGGTTCGGTCTGCCGTTTAGCCTTGACCTATACGAGCAGGCAAATGCTAGACTGCACCGCCCGGGACAGAAAAACACAGTGACAGTGCATCACATCGTCGCCGTCAACACGATAGATCAGAGAATCATCAAAGTGTTGGAGACCAAGGGCGATATGCAGCAGGCTTTGCTTGACGCGGTTAATGAGTTGAAAGGGAAGGCATGACATCAAGAGAACGTATATCGAGAGCGCAAACGTCTAGCCATCTACAGGAAGCCGACGCGGGTGAGGTCGGGGACATCGATATCATCAGGGCATGCGGTATGGTGGGTGCCGGGATGCCATTGGGTGCTTCACTGTGGCGACTAAAGTTTAGCGGCGACACGAGAGAACTTGCGTCAGTGCTGGACGGGCTTTTGACTTTGACTGCCATGCGTTTTACGGGGATTGATACGTTGAAGGTAGTGCAGCAGGTCGTCAAGCACTGGCTCGATGACGTGTGCAAACCTTGCTACGGGAGGGGGTATGAGATCGTACCGGGGACGCCGATACTGAGTGAAGTTGAATGCGGAGCATGTAAAGGACAGGGCCGCGTCAAGCTGGCTGAACCAGATGAAGCGGCCCTATGGTTGATTGATACGATCTCCCGCCTAGAGCGGGAAGTCGCTGCAGCGATTATGAAGAAGTTAAATTCAGAACTGGATTTCTGATGACTTGATGACAACAAGGGCAGATGTCCTTGTCAGCACGCCTTGCTATTGCACGGTGTACGGCCGACGTGTTGATGTCAAGCTGCTTTGCAGCGGCGTAGACTGACAGCCCGTCTTCCACTAGGTCAATTGCCTGCATGGTCTTTGACTTAGTCGGCAGGAAGGGGTCGTCCCCGCGACTAGACCAAACCGCGATCAAGTTATCTGGCCATCGGTCTGGACGTTCGGTGAATGCAGACGCCGACGGTTTGCCTGCGTTGTCCCAAGCCGCCAGATACTTTATGTCAGCCCTCAAAGCCATTGACCGGAGCTTGTCTTTGACAACTTCGGACCAGCCCAGCGTGTCGATAAAATCGTTGAAAGATAGTTGAGTCATCGTGCTTTCCCCGACAGGTCAACAAGCCAAGATGCCGGCAGCGGCACAGACGCCCTAAGCACCCCCGGGCGATTGCCCTTGTGCTTTGACACGAGGGTCATCGTGATACCGAACAACTCAAAATTGCTTTTGTAATAAGCACCCGTGTTTATTGAGTAGGGCACAGCAATTTTAAAGTCGGTGCCTTCGATTTGATACAGTAAACGGTGGTCAGCTAATTTCATCATGGTCTCCAAATAAAGATGTCAAGTGCGCAGACGATCAAGACGATCAGGCATGCGGCGTAAATCCAAAAGTCGCGTGGGTCCATGTCAACCCCCGTCAATCGTGTCGGCCCACATGTTGCCGAACCTGTCTGCGACGTATTCGTAACTGCCTTTCGTGCCGGGTTTGACGTCGGTCCTGCTAGGTACCGTGTTGCCCCAGTAGTCTTTCTTTGACTCAAAGCCGAGCATGCAGTAGCCGTTCTCGATGGCGGCCATCAGCTCACGGCCGTAGGCACCTTGCAGTTTCCATGCCGTGCCGCCGTTGATGGCGGACTGCAGCACGCTGTAATACTCGAACGGGTCAAGCGGGGTTTCGCCCTCAAGGGCGTCCATCAATTCAAAGTCGATCATGCCAATCTCCTAATTTAGAAAGCGGTTTCGATGTACTGCAACCAGCGGAGCACGTCAGCGGTGGCGATCCAATCGCCACGGGAGCCGTCTGCCTGCGGACCAAACTTCGAGGTCTGCAAGTAAGCGCGAAATTCTTGGGCCCGGTCTGCCCGGTCCGCGTTGTCGGCTATCTCGGACTGAAGTTGTTTGATGTAATTCATGACTTCCTCGCCGATACACGGACCGTGAAATACGGATCGCCGACCGTGGTGTTGGCGGTGACAAGCTGACGAGACGGGCTGAACTTCGAAGCAATCGTCTTCCAGTCGACGGTGGTCTTGCCGTCGCATTCCGATACCGCTGCACGGTTGAGCGTGCCGTCAATCGCAGCGAAGCCGCTGTCGATCAGGTCTTGCTTGAGTTGCGTTTCGGTTAATTTCAGATCAGCTATTTGTGCTTTGATCAGGGCCAATTTGTCGACGATACCGCCGAGCATTGCAAGATTCGATGCGTTCATAGTAGTGACTCCTAAAATTACCGGCGGCCGGCCGGTGCGGTAGTACAGGTCTACATAGTAGATGACAGTCACTGTCATTGTCAACTGCACTGCATAGGGCACCCGGGGGATGCCCTACACGCTACAGTCAGGCGGCCAGCAAGAGGCTTGCGGCTTTCTGCTTCAGGTCAGCACCGCCGCCCCATTGGGCAGAGACGAAGCGGTTCTGATCGTTACGAGCACGAACGTGGTGATCAGCGTACTCAGTAACTGCATTGAGCAAACCCCACGCCGTACCAAACACGCCGTCGTTCATTGCACCCATGCCGGAACCGTTGAACAGGTCCAAAATCTTGGTGAATCCGGCCGTCTCGCGAACCTTCTCACCGTTGCCCAGAAGCTTGGCAACGAAGTCGCCGGCTTGCTCTTCGTGGACGTCGATGTTAGCCAAGACGGTGACGTTGTGACGGAAGGCTTCCCACGCTGCTTCGTTCAGGCCCATAAAGTCTTTGACCTGAGACGGGTTAAACACAGAGCGGTGAGACACTTTGACCGAAGCCTTGGCGTCAGCAACCGCCATTGCCAAAGTGTTTTTGCAGACAGTGCGAACCGTCGTGCGGCGAACCTCAGTAGCTAAGCTACCGTCTGCACTGGTGCTGATCAGCAAGTAGCCGCCGATCTTGTCAGTCAACGATGTCGGTGACGCCTCGCCGATTTTCGCAGTAGCCCAGAAACGCTTGCCGCCGTAAATCGTGCCGGCTGCAGACAATTCCAAACCGCCTGCTTTGGCGATGTCTCGGAAGAACTCGAGCACTTCACCGGGCTGGACGACTTGATACCGCTTGGAAACAACACCCAGCGGGTCAAGGTTGTCTGAGCGAAACAGGACGTGCTGGTCAGGCAGCTTGACTAAACTGTCTGCGTTGATGTCACGGCTAACAGCGTAGCGAATTTCGCTGCGCTGGATACGCCAGTTCATCCCAGCGGCTTGGCGCCATGTATCAAGGTCGGTACCATCAGCCAACGGCTGGCCAAGGCCGTGCCAAGGTGTGCCGTCCGAAGCCAAGTAAGCAAATTCGACGCGGCCATCGGCGTTTGTAGTCAATTCGTGTGACATGTAAATCTCCTATTGATAACTGCGATCCGCGCAGCGCGGGGTTTCCCAGACCGCCCTTGAGCGGTTTCGACCGGTACCACCCGGTCTCATCAGTAGGAATACGCATAAATCATTGTGTAAGCCCGGGCAAGCGACTCGGCGCTGGCTTCGGTCGAGCACTTCTCAAGTAGCCGGCCTGACGCGCCACCGAGTTCGTTTGCAACCCATTCGGTAACGCCCCAGAAGGGCCGGCGATCTTCGTCGTCGTAGTAGTCAACTGTGTATTTCATGCTTCTACCCTTTCGGTTTTAAATTCCATTTCGCCGGCTGCAATTTTGAATTGCAAGTATTTAGCGCAATTAAGTGTCTGCCTTGCTTCTTCAATGTTGCCGTACGCCATCAGTTCTTGTGCATCAGACATCAAGCTAGCGACGAGCATAAAACCGCCAATGAATCTGTACGTCATGCTTGCCTTGGCTTCTTCGAAATAAGCTGTCATGTCGTCTACGCCGTACATTGCTAAATCGTTGTTCATGCAACCTCCCAGTCAGTAACTTCAATAGTCAGCTTGTAGCCCATTGCCTTGATGTTGCCGAGAACCGGCACGGTCAATGTCTTGGTGCCTGCGATGGCTGCGAACAGCTTTGCTGTTTCGCAGATCGGGTAAAACTTGCGTTCGCCGTATACGTCTTTGGCGCGAATGATGATTTCCATTGCAATCTCCTAAAGTGCAAGCATTTGTCGGCAGCCTGCTGCGCCGCCAAAGAACAGCACGCTGCCCTTTGGTTTCCTTCGCACTCGCTAGTCTTGGGGACTAGGTCTTAGCGGTCTGCCGGTTGGTCCCTTGCGCTCACCACGCTTAGATCAGAACTCCGGTGGTTTCCTTTTTGTATCCCGCTGAATCCTTCGCGGTACTGCTTGTCCAACACCTCAACTATAGATGACAGACACTGTCAATGTCACTTTGTATGTTTAAAAGGTAGCCTTTGTATTTTTAAAAGACCCGCATGTTTCCTAGACTTAACTTTCTGACTGTTGTATAAATACAACACTATTTACTTGAAAATTGACGCTTGACATGCCTAATTGGAAATCATATACTTTTTGGGCACCCCCGCGTCCGCGAAAAACGTGCAAAAAAGCCGCGCATCGACGTGGCTTTTTGTCTATCTGGAGCCCATAAATGGCGAAAACAATCACGATTACGATGGAAGACAGCGGCAAGATCACTGTCGATTCCGACGAGATGGAGCAGCCATACGTCTGCGAAAGCGTGGCAGAGTGCCGCGATTACGTTGACAACATGCTGGCCGAGGAAGAGGGCGAAAGCTCGGAAGAACAAGCTACTGAGAAGCCAGAGGCTTACAAGGCGGCTTGGGATGAAGAAGCGGCCAGCCGGCCGAAGCAGTCGAACATGATGGCCTGATCGGAGTACTACCATGCAAGAATATTCAAACCCAAAATCCCGTAATCTAATCCGCGCAGCAGGAGGAATGATGAAAAACGCAGCAGCAATGCCGGGCGCTACGCCCGGAGCACCAGTCGGTAGCAACCAGCAACAAGGCAAAGGCGAAATTCCGGGCAAGGTATCTGTACCAATGCCCGGCACCAATGAAACTCAGCCTGAGTACAAGGGCGGCATGAAGAGCGGTAACGTGCCCGGCTTCTCTGGCGGCATCATTAACGGCAAGATTTAATCATGCACAAGCCCGGCCTGTACGCGAACATTCAAGCCAAACGCGAACGTATCGCTGCCGGTTCGGGCGAACGCATGCGCAAAGCTGGGAGCAAGGGCGCACCGAGCAAGGCCGACTTTGAGGAGTCAGCAAAGACGGCCAAGACGGGGATCATCCGCAAAGCGATGGGGTCGAAGTGAAGACCCCCGCTTGGCAGCGTAAAGAAGGCAAGGCTGCGACCGGAGGCTTAAATGCCAAAGGCCGGGCCAGCGCGAAAGCCGAAGGCATGAACCTAAAGGCCCCCGTGAAGTCTGGCGATAATCCTCGCCGCGCTTCGTTTCTGGCAAGGATGGGCAACATGCCCGGCCCTGAAAGAAAAGACGGGGAGCCGACGCGTTTATTGCTTAGCCTGAACGCGTGGGGTGCCAGCAGTAAAGAGGACGCCCGTGCGAAGGCAAAGGCGATCAGCGCAAGGAATGATGACGGCCTTGTGCGTAAAGCTATGAAGGGGCGCTAATGCCAAGCAAATCAGCTAAACAGGCTCGCATGATGGCGGCCGCAGCACACAACCCGGCTTTTGCTAAGAAGGTCGGGGTTCCCGTGTCTGTGGCAAAGGAATTCAACGCAGCCGACACCGGCGGCGGTTTGCTTAGAGGGGCAATGACAGATGGCAAAAGTAAAAACAAGGCCAAAAAGGCTCGCTGAATTAAACGGAGCGCCGCCACGTTTGGCGTCGCCTGAAGACCTCGAAGACGCTGGTCCCAAAACGGGACGAGCGCATGCTATGCGTAAAAGCTCAGGGATCAAGCACCCGCTCAGAATCAATCTGACGGCTGTCTCTGAGGCGCTAGTAGAGGAAGGACTCGATCCAGCGATTGAGTTCGCACGTATTTTGAAGGGCCGGCCAATCGTTGATACCGATGGCAACGTGGTCATCGATCCGCATACTGGCCAGCCTGCACGCCGATATGAGCTCGAGGCTGACGTTCGGGTTCGGATGTTGTCTGAGATTCTGAACTACACGCAGCCGAAGCTGAAAGCCGTTGAGGTCAAGATGTCGGGCAGCCTTGAGCTTACAAGCGAACAGCTTGATCAACGTCTTGCGATGCTACTGGCTCGGGCTGCGAAATGAATCTGGCCAACATCGACACAACGCTGTTGACGTCAGAAGAGAAGCGAGAGCTTTACGAGTTATTACGATTGAAGGATATTCGCGCCAAGCGTAACAAGCTGGCCGCTTATCACTCATATGCAAAGCAGGTCGAGTTCCATACCGCCGGCGCCGATTACCGTGAACGGTTGTTCATGGCAGGCAATCAGCTTGGCAAGACATGGGCCGGTGCGTATGAGGTCGCTATGCACTTGACCGGTCGTTACCCTGCTTGGTGGAAGGGTAAGCGGTTCCCGTATGCAATTCGAGCAATGGTCGGTTCCGAATCAGCGGAGCTGACACGCAAGGGTGTGCAGCGTCTTTTGCTCGGACCGCCAGAGATCAGGGAAGAGTGGGGCACTGGCGCCATACCTTACGACTGTGTCAAAGACACGTCGATGAAGCAAGGCGTCCCGGATGCTGTCAGTTCTGTAGTGGTCCGCCACGTTTGTGGCGAGGACTCGGTGGTGCAGTTCTTGTCATACGATCAGGGCCGCACGAAGTGGCAGGCCGACACCGTTGACCTTGTATGGTTTGACGAAGAGCCGCCACTACCGATTTACTCTGAGGGCCTGACACGGACGAACGCAACAGCCGGTCAGGTCTTTGTGACGTTTACGCCATTGCTCGGCATGTCCGAAGTGGTTAAGCGGTTCCTGCTTGAGAAGCCAGCGGCTAGTCACGTTACGACGATGACGATTGAGGACGCCGAGCACTACACGCCGGAGCAGCGCGAAGCGATCATTGCAGGTTATCCAGAGCACGAGCGCGAAGCACGGGCCAAGGGTATTCCGATTCTGGGATCAGGACGGGTGTTCCCGATTGTTGAAGAGGGTATCAAGGTCACAGCGTTTCCGATCCCGCCGCATTGGCCACGAGTTGTCGGCCTTGACTTCGGTATCGACCACCCAACCGCTGCGGTTTGGATGGCGTGGGACCGTGACAATGATGTGCTCTACGTGACCGACTGCTACCGGGTCAAGGACCAGTCGATCATCATGCACGCTGCAAGTATCCGGGCCCGGGGCGAATGGGTGCCTATCGCTTGGCCGCATGATGGCCTGCAACGTGATAAGGGCAGCGGCGAGCAACTGGCCAAGCAATACCGCGATCAGGGTCTCGTCTTGATGAAAGATCGGGCAATGTTCGAGGATGGCAGCAACGGTGTTGAGGCCGGCCTAGCCGAGATGCTGGCACGCATGCAGACCCAACGGTTGAAGGTGTTTGCCCATTTGCAAGATTGGTTTGAGGAATTTCGCCTGTATCACCGTAAGGATGGACTGGTCGTCAAGATGACGGATGACCTGATGTCAGCGACTAGGTACGGCATGATGATGCGCCGATTCGCCAAGACACAGGAAGAAGCTGAGACTAGAATACGCACAAACCGAATCGCCCCAGTGGCGAGCTTCGGCATTTTCGATCAAGAGATGGGGTACTAACCAATGATTAATCCAGCTGATCCTGTAGAGATCGACGTAGAGATCGAAGAGATTTCTCCAGAGGACCAAGCCGAAAAAACCCAAGAGCGGTTGCAGGCTTTTGGTCATACGATGGCCGCTCAGCGTGACGAGTGGATTCGTACTCGCTACGCCTATGGCGTTGACAAGCGATGGCTCGAGGACGAGGATCAGTACAACGCCAAGGACAACGTCAACCGCGCAGCGTCGCAAATGATGACGTCAGTTGAGCAGGGTTACCCTGTTACGACACAAGGCGCTAAGCCGCATCGGTCTACCGTCTTTATCGGCATGACGCGTCAGAAGACGAACGCCGCCGAGGCTCGGATCGCTGACATCCTGCTACCGACGGATGACCGCAACTGGGGTATCCAGCCGACACCTAATCCGAAGCTGGTAGGAATGTCGCAGGATGAAAGCCTAGCCGGTGAGCAAGCTGCTATGCAACCACAGATGCAACCCGGCATGCCGCCACAGATGCCGCAACCCGGTATGCCGCCAGCACCACCAATGCCGCAGCAGGGTCTCGGTGCTATGGCGATGGAGCAGACCGGAGCAACCGGCATGCCGCCGCCAATGAATCCAGCCGGCCAGCCGATGCGGATGAAAGACCTTGCCCGCCAGATCATGGACAAGGCGAACAAGAAAGCACTGGCCATGCAGACCGAGATCGACGATCAGTTGGTCGAGTGTGGCTACAACGGCGAATTGCGTAAGATGATTCACGACGCTGCAGTGCTTGGCACCGGCGTTATCAAGGGTCCAATCGTTACCAATCGCACCCGCAAAGCATGGCAACCTTATACCGATGCCACTGGCCAGACTGTGCACCAAGTCGAGATCGTCGACGAGCTGTCACCTGCTACCTTCCGTATCGACCCGCGTAATGTGTGGCCTGACCCGGGTTGCGGTGAGAGCGTGCACAACGGCCGTGGCTTGTATGAGCGTGAGCAACTTACGTCTAAGCAAGTTCGCGATCTAGCCAAGCAGCCGGGTTTCATGAAGTCGCAATTGCGCAAGGTGCTTGAAGAGGGCCCGAAGAAGTCGGCAACGATGGAAGAGTTGAAAGACGAAGACCAGCGCGACATGGCCCGCGACGTTTACGAGATGTGGACTTACTGGGGTGAGGTCGAGCATGAGGACCTCGAAGCAGCTGACGTTGATGTCGGTGAGCATGATGAGCTTCGTACAATCAGCGCATGCGTGGTGATGATCAACAGCGTCGTGGTCAAGGCATTTCTGAATCCATTGGACGACGGCCAACTGCCTTACGACTTTTACGTTTGGGAGAAGGTCGCTGGATCGGTCTGGGGTTATGGCATTCCATACCTCATGCGTTCACAGCAGAAAGTGCTCAATGCCGCATGGCGTCAGATGATGGACAACTCAGGCGTTACCTCCGGCCCACAGATCGTGGTTAAGCCGTCTGTCATCCAGCCAGCCGATAAGAGATGGGAGTTGTCGGCTCGTAAGATATGGTACGCAACGGATGACATGGACGACGTGCGGAAAGCCTTTGCGACGTTTGAGTTTAATAGCCATCAAGGCGAGCTGGCAGGCATCATCAAGATGGCTACCGAGCTGGCTGACGCTGAGACCGGTGTGCCGACAATCATGCAAGGCGAGAAGGGTGCAGCGCCAGACACTGTCGGTGGCATGCAGTTGCTGATGAACAGCGCAAGCGTGGTGCTACGTAGATTGGTCAAGCAGTTTGATGACATGGTTACCGAGCCGCATATCCGCCGCTACTACGACTACAACATGATGTACAACGAGGACGAAGAGATCAAAGGCGACTTCACCATCGACGCCCGTGGCTCATCGGCTCTCATGGTGCGCGATATCCAAAACCAATCGTTCTTGAACTTATTGGCCGCTGGTGCTAATCCGATCTACGGTAAGTATCTCGACACGCAGAAGCTATTCGAGAAAGCATTGCAGGCGCAGCACGTCGACCCGGCTGAGGTGTTCAAGTCAGAGGAAGAGATCGACCGCATCAATGAAGCTGAGAAGCAAGCAGCTACTCAAGGCCCACCGCCTAATCCAGCACTCGAGGTGGCCAAGGTACGTGCTGAGACTGAGATGGCTAAGGTACAGGCTCAGAATGCAGGCGACTTGCAGGAGCTGCAAGTACGTCAAACAATTGCTCAGAAAGACGCTGAGATGCGTATGGCTGAGATGCAGCTGACCCGCGAGATCGAGATGCTGAAACTGTCCAACACGCAGAACATTTCACTTGAGAAGATCAAGGCCCAGTTGGCAGATACGGCAATCAAAGAGCGCGGTAAGAAGGAACTATTTGCAGCTGAGCAGCAGCTCAAGCTGTCAACCGGATCAGGCATTTAAAGGAAACGATCATGGCATTTAATGCAGCCGACTACACAGACCCTCAAGGCAAGGCGATACCTTGGTATTCACAGACAGCTAACGCGGCATTGCCGGACGCCGCCAAGGCTCGTACGGTTGCTGGCGTGACCAGCGCCACGCCTATCAAATCGCAAACTGAGGTAGCGGCCGCTAAGGCGGCAGGCACTACAGCTGCTACGACAACGGCAGCGGCGCCTGTAACGGTGGATGGCGGAATTAATCCGGTAACAGTGGCTGCTAAGCCGCTTACTTTTGGCGAGAAGCAGGCGGCGAAACAAACAGCAGCAAACCAGTTAACCGTAGCGCAAAATGACGTTGCCGGGACTACTGGCCCCACAAAAAATATGGCTAACACGCCTGCGGCTATTGAGAAGATGTACAAAAATGTTCTAGGCCGCGCCAGTGATACCGAAGGCGCCGACTATTGGACAAAGAAGTTTGGCGCTGATATCAGCCCCGCCGAAGTGTCGGAGTTTATTAACGCGGCTCGACCTGAACAAGAGGCTAAGGTAGCGACCACTACTACTGACGGCGGTGGCGGTGGCGGCTTTATTGACACCGGCGGCGGCACTTCATGGACCGACTCATCCGAGTACAAGTCAATGCAGTCGCAACTGGAGAAATTGCAAGCAGCTTACGACAAACTGGCAGCTGGTCAAAGTGGCGGCGGTGATAGCGGCATCGTTACAACCGGCGGCTTAATTGATACGGATGGCGGCGGTACCAGTGGCGTTGTCTATGGCCCAGATGGCGCGATGTACAGCTCAGCCGCTGCAGCCATTGCAGCCGGGGTAACAAATTACACTACCACCAAGCCGTTCATCCCCGGCGCCGGCACAGCAACAGCCGGCGACACCCAAGGGTTTGTTATCCCATCTGGCCAGACAGGTAATACCAACCCGGGTGGATTTATCTCGGGCGCACGTCAGCAAATGTTTAACATGCCGACCGGCGCACAGCTACCCGCTGGCGTAGCCAATCCATTTGAAATTTCATAGGAAACCATCATGGCTTTAATTGATAAATTCTCGCAGTTCCCGCCCGCCTTTACGATGCAACCGGGTGATGGCTTTGCCATTACCAAGAGCGACACCGTCGATCTGGACCAGACGACCCGCTATATCTACGTCGGTGGCGCAGGCAATATCTCAGTGATCACCATCAGCGGCACAACTGTTGTATTCACGGCCGTGCCAGTCGGTACGATCTTGCCAATCCGCGCTACGCGAGTGCTGGCAGCCACGTCGGCTACTGCCTTGGTCGGTTTAGTTTAAGCGTACATAATCATGCAAATTAGTACAAATAAAAAGTGTTGCGTAAATCGCACAACTGGTATTAGAATTTGCGTGGGGGACTTGCGCCCAAAATTTATTCAAAGCCAGCTTAATGCTGGCTTTTTTGTATCATGAATGATTTCACTTCGGCAACTTGGTTTCAACTTAAACGCTGGGCTGAGGCCGAGCTAACTAAGGCCCGCGAAAAGAATGACGCTGTCGGACTCTCCGATATAGAGACAGCATCATTGAGAGGTGAGATTCGCATGATTAAGAAATTTCTCGACTTGCCAAACGCGGCAACTCGGGGTGTGGTGGCCGGGCCGGATGAATAGTCCCGCTTGGTCGTGTAAGGCAGTAATTACCGGAGAGCAACGTGGAAGAAACACAACTGACAGAAGGGCAAGCGCAACAACTTTGGAATGAAGAGGCTTCAAAGCTTGACGCCGATGCAAACGCATCCGCACTCGAGAATTTTGCCATTGATCCAGTTGAAGAACTGCATCAAGATTTCATTGAAGAAGAGGTAGCGGCTGCACCTGAGCCAGAAACCGATCCACTGGCGGGGTTGTCTGATGTAGTGAGAGCGAAGTTAGCTCAAATTGATCAGCTGGCCGAAGCCAATACTCTACTGCAGCAGCATGTAAAGTCAGCAGAGGGTCGTGTAGCAGCGATGCAACGTGAGTTCCAAGCAGCGCGTCAAGTGGCAGCACAAGAGGCGCCGTCGCAGGGACAGATCGTTACTGCCGCTAAAAACCCAGAGAAGTGGGACGCGCTCAAGGAGGATTTTCCTGAGTGGGCTGGGGCGATGGAGGAATACGTCGCATCTAAATTGGGCGGTGTGCAACAGCAACCGGGTCTCGACCCAGAAGCAGTTGCCGCTTTTGTGCATCAGCAGGTCGCACAAACCAAAGCTGAGATGGGACGTCTTCTTGAAGAGGCGAGGATCGAAGGGAAGTACGAGGACTGGAAAGACACGGTTAACACAACCGAGTTTGCCCAATGGTTCAGCGTGCAAAACCCTGATGTTCGCGCTTTAGCCGATAGCTCGGCCGCCAAGGACGCAATTAGGATGCTGGATATGTATAGCAAAACTAAAGAGCGTTCTGCCTCAGACATTAAACAAGAGCGTGGAGCACGACTGGCAGTTGCAGCGACCGCTCGACCCGGCCAGACAAGACCGCCCAAAACCTTGGACGATATGTCGCCGGATGAGTTATGGAACTACGAAGCCGCAAAGCGCGAAAAGACTAAAGCGCAGCGCGGGTTTTAACTTAATCTTAAAAGGAAACAACAATGTCTATTCAAAATTACGGCACAGTTGCCTCACGTAACTTAATCCGTGCAGCACAAGGCATGCTCGAGCATGCACAACCAATCACCGTTCTGGGCGACTTCGGTACCCAGCGCGAAATGCCACAGAACTCGACCGACACCTTGGTGTTTCGTCGTACGCTGCCATTCGGTGCAAGCACCGTCGGTACCGTGATCGAAGGCTCTAACCGCTACGTTGGTACTCCTGACATCGTCGCTTCGAACTTCGTGCTGGCTGAAGGCGTTACGCCTAACAGCAACACGATCTCGTTTCAAGACGTGTCGGTTCAACTGCAGCAATACGGTATCCTGTTCAAGTACTCGAGCAAAGTCGAGCAACTGTACGAGGATGACATCCCCGGCGAGATGGTCAAGCTGACCGGCGAGACGCTGGCTGAGGTGATGGAGATGGTTCGCTACGGCGTCCTGAAAGCTGGCTCGACGGTTATCTACGCAAACGGCTCCAGCCGTTCCGCTGTGAACACCGCGATCAGCCTGAACTCGATTCGTAAGTCGGCTCGTACGCTGGAATCGAACCGTTCACGTCGCGTGACTTCGCGTCTCGCACCGGGCGTAAACTTCGGCACCCGTGCTGTCCAGCCTGCATACGTTGTATTTGTTCACACCGACGCAGTGTCTGACATTCGTAACCTGCCGGGCTTCACCCGCGTTGAAGAGTACGGTTCATTCAAGCCTATCCATGACCGCGAAATCGGCGCATGCGAAGACTTCCGCTTCATCAGCTCGCCACTCCTGCGTTCGTTCGCTGGCGCCGGCTCCGCTACGCTGAACGGCATGCTGTCTGTCGGCGCTGCAGCTGTTGACGTGTATCCGTTCATCATTATCGGTGAAGACGCTTGGGGTCAAGTTGCACTGAAAGGCATGTCGGCTATCAAGCCTGTCGTCCTGAAAGCTTCCCAGACTAACCACGCCAACCCACTGGGCCAGTTCGGCTACGTTGGTGCTTCGACTTGGTTCGCGACTGTGCGTCTGAACGACGCCTTCATGGCCCGCATCGAAGCCGGTGTGACCGCCCTCTAAAGAATAGCTGGGGCTACGGCCCCGGCATCACCTAAAAGGAACACATCATGGCTGAAAGCATTAATTCCCGCGTAAATCGGTTAGCCGACGGTATCGATAGACAAGAACTTGCACAGCTCTTGGCTTCGATCCTGACCGACTTGACCGCATTGAAAACTAGCTATAACCAGTTGCGCACTGACTACAACGCAGCCACCGTTCCTACGACGGCAGCGGCAGTCACTTTGAATACAACTTCCTAAATTAAGGAGCACCAACATGTCCTATAACATTGAACAAGCAAATAGTGGCTATATGGCCCTGACCGCCGGCGGCCTCGCCGCTGGTTCCACCGCATCACAATTGAAGACCGTCAACACGGTGACTTATCTGAACAACGGTATCTTCAAATCGAAGACCGCTGTTGCAGCTATCACTTTGTCGGGCACCGCACTGGCCATTGGCCAAGCTTGCCTGTTCGGCGTTTTCCTTGACGGCAGCGGTAACGTGTACGTTACCCAAGGCCCAATCGTAAACGCTGGCGATCCATGCCCAGTGCCACCTGCTTCGGCACTTGGCGCTACTGTGATTGGTTTGGCCAAGGTCACCACGACCTCGGCTATCTTCACACCGGGCACCACGTTGCTTGGCACGGGTAACACGGCGTCGTATCTCGACGTCGCTCTCATGCCGGGCACCGCGCAGTAAAGTTGCCATCCTCCCTCTGAGGACTTTAACAGGCCACCTTCGGGTGGCCTGTTCTTTTGGCGAGCAATCTTTTTTATAAAACGGAGAACAATAATGGCAAAAAAAGACGTAGTACAAGGTATCGAAATTTTGGATGATTCACCTACCGTTGACCCGGTTTCGCAGGTTGTTGACTTTCGTGAGCTCGCATCAAGCGAAGCCTTCATGAATGAGCTGGTCACCGTTTTAGTCCATTCGTCTACAGACGAGAATCAGTCCCCGCACGTCATTCTCAATTGCAATGGCACCAATCAGCCGGTCGTTCGCGGTCAGCCGACTATGATCCGTCGCAAGTATCTTGAGATTTTGGCGCGTATGAAGGAAACCAAATACAATCAGCGCACGCCAAACCCGGCTGCGCCTGATCAAATCGAGATGGTAGCTAGACACGGTCTTGCATACCCGTTTGAATTGGTTGATGACAAAAACCCACGCGGCCGCGCTTGGCTGCAAAACGTCCTTGCTGAGCCTGCATAACCATGAACTACCTTCAACTGGTTAACCGAACACGTATCGAGTGCGGTGTCTCGGGGGCAAACACGCCCTTGACTACCGTGGTAGGCCTAACCGGCGAATCATCACGAATCGCTAGTTGGGTCAACAGCGCGTGGACGGATATCCAGACAGCGAAGGAAGATTGGCAGTGGATGCGTGAACCGTTGCAATTTAATACGGTCACGCAGCAGCAAATCTACACGCCGACTGAGGTCGGCGTGGCTGCTACCTTTGCGAACTGGAAACGTGACAGCTTCCGCTGCTCATCGGTTGGCCAGTCGTTTAAAGACGAGCAGTTAATGAATTACATGGAGTACAACACCTTCCGTAATTTGTACCAGTACGCAAACATGCGGACAACGTACACACGGCCGGTGGTTGTTTCTATTACTCCGCCCGACAAAAACCTCGGCTTTGGCTCTATCCCCGATCAGCCTTACGTGATCAGCGGTGAGTACTACGTCAAGCCGGTTGAGTTTGTGGCGGACACTGACACGCCTGCAATCGGTTTTCAGGACCGGTTCCATATGGCGATTGTGTACAGGGCGATGATGTACTACGCAGGATTTGAAGCCGCGTCAGAAGTCTATCAACGCGGCGAATTGGAATTTAAACGGCTGATGAATCGTATTGACATTGATCAGCTGCCGACGCTAGTCAGCGGTCCACCGTTAGCCTAAGCATGCCTTTAGCCACTCCCCCAGTTTCGTATGACCTGATCAGGCTTTCAGGTGGACTGGACCAAGTCACACCTACGCTTTCTTTACCTCCCGGCGTACTGCGTCGATCCGCTAATTTCGAATGCTCAATCACTGGCGGGTATTCAAGGATTGCAGGGTACGAGCGTTTTGACGGCCACGCTAATCCATCGGACGCGGCTTATAACGTACTTGAATGCACATTGACAGGCACTGTCGTTGTAGGCAATACGATTGTTGGCCAATCGACGGGCGCTACGGGTAAAGTAATTGCAGTTGCAGGCTCTCGGATTATTATCACTCGTGAGACTCTCTTCTTTGCAGCATCCGAAGGGATTACGGTTAGCGCGGTGCCGGTCGGCACAATTAATGTTGTTGAAGGTGTTGCGGCTAATGGTTTACTCGACGCAACCTATAAAGGTCTTGCAGCTGACGAGTACCGTACTTCGATTAGCGCGGTGCCGGGCAGCGGTACGGTGTGGGGCGTTGCTTACTACAAAGGCGACGTCTACGCATGGCGGAACAATGCCGGCGGCACGGCGGCCAATATTTACAAGTCAACGTCAGCAGGCTGGGTGCTTGTGCCGCTTGGCTTTGAGCTGAAGTTTGACGGCGGCACAGTGCAGGTTAATGACGGCGCCACGGTCACAGGCGCGACTGCTAGTGGGGTAGTCACCCGGGTTGTGCTCGAGTCCGGTAGCTGGTCTGCTGGCACGGCTGCGGGCCGCTTTATCTTTGCAACGATTACAGGCACGTTTGTAAACAACGAGATTTTGTCGGTAAGCGCCACGCCAGTTGCGCTGGCCGACGGTACGCAGTCAGCAATTACGCTTTTGCCAAATGGCCACGTCGAATCAGTCGTTGCTAACTTTGGCGGCGGTACGTCAAATTACAGGTTATATGGCACCGACGCGGTGAACCGCGCATTTGAGTTTGACGGTACGGTGTTTGTGCCAATTAAAACCGGCATGACCATTGATACACCAAGACACCTTGCGTTCCACAAGCAGCATTTGTTTTTATGCTTTGATGCGTCGTTGCAGTTTTCCGCTCTTGGATTGCCGTACCAATGGACCCCCTTGCTTGGCGCCGGCGAGATCGTGATGAACGCGCCAATCACAAATTTGTTAGTACTACCCGGCGATCAGGCGTCTGGCGCCTTGGCGGTTTACACGCGTAACGATACGTCAGTGCTGTACGGCACAAGCTCAGCTAACTTCTCGCTGTCAACATTTAACAGCGGCACTGGCGCGATTGAGCACACGGCGCAGAACATGGACCAAGCTTATGTCCTCGATGATCGAGGAGTTATGAGCTTGGGGACGTCTCTAAACTTTGGTAACTTTGTGCCGGCATCTTTGACGATGAACATTCGGCCGTTCATCCAGCAACACCGTAATCAAGCCACAGCGAGTTTAGTTGACCGCGAGAAGGGCCAGTACCGTGTTTTCTTTTCAGACGGCACTGCGCTTTACCTAACGATCCTAAACGGCAAACTGCTTGGTTCCATGCCGATGCAGTATGAAAATCCGGTTATGTGCTCAGTTGAAGGCGAGGCGCCGGACGGCACGGCTACCTCTTTCTTTGGATCAACAAACGGATTTGTTTATCGACTTGATGCCGGTACAAGTTTTGACGGTGAGGTAATTCCTGCCAACATTAACTTGGTTTACAACAGCGTTAAATCGCCACGAATTCTAAAACGGTTTCGTAAAGCAAGCGTCGAAATGACAGGCGATTCATACGCAGAGATTGCCTTCGGCTATGACTTAGCTTACCGTTCTGTTTACCTTAGTCAGCCGGTTGATAGCCAATACACGAATGATTTACGGTCCGGTTATTGGGACAGTATGAATTGGGACAATTTTGTGTGGGATGGTTCTGACATCTCCCCGTCTGAAATAGAAGTGCAAGGCACGGCTGAAAACATGGCCATTCGAATTTCTTCGGTGTCAGCAATCATTGAGCCATTTACTGTGAACACCATCATTGTTCACTACACTATGCGTCGAGGACTTCGATAATGCCAAACAGTTATTACAATCATTCGACTTACCCAACGCCAAACTCGCCGGGGTCTTCGGCGAATATGCGTTCTGAGCTAGAGTTAATTACCACTGGTTTTAATTTGCTGCCTACGTTAACTGGCAACGGTTACAAAGTGGCGATGGTTAACTCAGCCGGCACTGCACTTATTAGCTCGTCAGCATTTTC